TGTAACACCTGTAAGAAGATTTTTTACGAGTCGGTTATCATTGTCTTCTTCAAATAGATTGTTAAATCTTTCGAGTATGAAGTCAATAGATATTTCTTGAGTCTTAATTTCAGGTACCAAGGTTATTAATCTTCTTAATCCTAAATTTTTGATTCCAGCAATGTTATCGGAAGGGTCACCACATATCATTTTAACCAATTTAATATTCTGAATTAGAATTTGTTCATGGTCGTAAACAAACATATCGTTTGGTTGATAAATTTTACTGTGTGATGGGTTGTAAAGTTTGGTATTTTCTGAAACCAACTGTGTCAAATCACCGTCTGATGAGAAAATTATTTTATTTTCTTTCGGTGAATTTTGAACATAGTATGCAATTGAATCGTCACTTTCACAAAACTCATACTCGCCCTGTCTAACAAACAGTTCTTCTAAGTATTGTTTGATTCTATTTCTTTGTTTGCCATAAGAATGTAATTCTTCTTCTGACCTAATCCGAGATTTACGATTCTCCTTGTATTGGTGATAAAATCTTTTTCTCGTAGTGGAACCATCTTGACCATCCCAAAAAACAACAATCTTGTCCAAATGATGAATTTCAATTGTTCGTCTTAGAGTGTTTATGAAATGGTATATACCACCAATATGTTCTCCCTTATAAAAGTGATTTTTTAATCCAAAAAAACCAATTGTAAGTAAATTGTCTCCATCTACTAATAATACGTTAGACATTAATCATCACTCTTATAGGGTTAAACAAAAATTAATCTTCTTCTTCGTAATCGTAAGTTGTTGATTCCGCCAAATCAAAGTCACTAGCCCCCAATTTTTCTCTCCAAAAACTTGAGTATTCTTTTTTGTAACTTTCTAAAGCTTCTTTGGTGTCAGCAATATAACCATTATGAACAACGATAACTTTACCGTCTTTATAACCTAATCCGTTGACGTGATTTTTGAGGATAGATATTTTAGTTCTAACAGCATATACAACTTTTCTTCCGTCTTTGGTCGCATCAATGTGATTGATTCCCGATTTTTTCTGATTACCAAATAAGAAAATCAATGAAGATGCTAGTTTTAACGCTTCACCACCTTTAGGTTTGATTTCAGGTTGACCCATTGGGTTATCGGGTAATTCAACCCATGGTTGGTTTACAACAACCATAGTTAGGTAGTAAGAAGATTCTTTAGATGGATAGTCTTCTTTTTTAGATTTGGTAATTCTTGAGTGGATACCCATACCAATTTTATCTGACAAAACACTTGCGTTGTGTTGTTTACCACCTTTACCATCAAACGTCATCTTACATGGAATCGAACCGATAGAATCCCAACAGAATAAAATATGTCGTGGAATTTCACCTTTTTCATGTGCATCTATGATTTCATTAATGAAATCGGTTGCCTGTTCGATATAATCAAATGAATCGTTGAAAATAAAATCACCCGTCCATTCACCATTTGAACTTTTTTCAGCTTGAAATCCCAATTCAATTGCATGTTCCCATTTCCATTTTCGTTCAGTGATAATTAAAACGGGTAGGTGACCTTTCTTTTGAGCGTCTACAGCAGCCAAAATCATCGAATTCTTTTTTCTTGATTGCCATTGTATATTTTATAATTTTTTTGTTTAAAAAAAGAAGAGCATGGACACAGTGTCTATGTTAGTGTCCATGCTCAATCTTAATTAGAATGGTAGGTCGTCATCTCCTTCAGCGTCTTCTTGTGGGTCAAATTCAGGAGCCGAAGTTTTTGTAGGTGCTGACGTAGGTTTTGACATTTCAATTTCTTCTGTAGAATTTGAAACATACTTACCTGTGGTTGTATCCCATCTTGGAACTTCACCTTTGGCAATCATTTCTAAATATTCTTCTGGTTTTTTAGAGTACACATCAGACCAAACTAATTCATCGTTTAACCATGAGTTTAAAATATCTGAATCAGTATGTAGTGGTGATTGGTCCTCAGGGATGATAGAAGTGATAGTTGTATATTCTCTTCCATTACCCGCTTTGGTTAAATTAAGGTTAATGATTAAATCTCTTCCCTTTTGTGGGTCGGTGATATCTCCTTTGTTTCTAAAAAGGGGTGCAATTTTATCCAAGACACCTTCGCTTTTTGTGTTTCTTTTAAATCTCCAAAATTTAACACCGTCTTGTTCTCTGTCTCTATCAATAACTTTTACAATGTAGAACATACGAGAACGATATTGACGAGCCAAAACTTTATCTTGTTCGTCCCCCGTCATAATTAATCCTTCGTAAACTTCATTTAATGGTGAACGTTTACCTTCTTGTTTAGGGTCGTACAATTTCACCCAATTACCATCGACCTGTACTTCGTGGAAGTATACAGGAACAAATGGTGTACTACCGTCTTTCATAGGTAGGATTCTAATTCTTCTTTCACCACTTCTTTCACCTTTTGGTAGAAGGGTGGTAAAATACTTCTTCATTCTATCCTCTTGGGATACCTTACTTGTGTTGCTGCTTGCAGCCTGTTTGTCCTTTTCGTACTGAGCCAGTACTGATTCTGTTGTTGACATCATATTTGTTTTTTTTAAATTGTTAGAAAATGTTTCTATGTAAAGTATAGACAAAAAAAGTCAGATTACAAAATCTGACTCTCTTTTTTTTAAAAAATTTGTTTTTGGGGTTACTCAAGAGTTAAAAGATACAGTAATTTGTTCAATAAACCAAGCATTTCATCTCTTATGTTTAATAAATCTGTATCTACCCTGTCGTCTAAGTCCTCTGAAAACTCAATAAGTGCTTCAGTACATACTTTAACCATATCGGTAGGGTTAACCTCAGAAAGGTTTACCATTTGTATGTTTTTGGTATCATCGTCTAATGTGAATCTACCATATTTACCCATCGCCACTTCCACAAATTCGTCTATAAGGTCTGATAACCCATCATAGGTTTTACCAAAAGCCTCGTGTCTTGCAATACCTTTTGTTTGCCAATGGTTTATTTTCATTTGTATTTGTAAACCTAATAAGAAGTTTACTTTAGAACTTAAATTCATCTTCTTCTGTTTGTGGATTGAAACTGTCTTTTATTGTATCGTTTGAATAATCTTCAATATCTTGTTTGGTTAGGACATATTCATTTTTACCTGTTTGTTGCATCTCACCTTGTTTCTGTGCGAAAAACTCTTGAGGGTTCAAATTGAATGGGTATGAATCCAAAGAACGTAACTCCAATTTTTCTTGTGGAGTTTTTTCTTTCATGGTTTCAACCTTACTACCTAATTCATCGATTTTGTTCATTACCGCATCCATCTGAGATAATTTTTGTTCCAAATCGCTCAATTTGGTAAATACAGTTTCCATTTTGTCTACAACATTTGTGTTGTTTGATTTACTGTCATCTAAATCTTTTTTAATTGATTTAGTCATATTAACTAAGTCTGTAATATCGATTTCTTCCGTATCTTCAGTAGGTGCCGCACCAGGTGCGGGTGGAACTTCAGTAGGTACTGCAGCGGCTGGGTCCATTGGTGGAACTTCACCGGGTGGTGGAGGTGGTACATCTCCAGCGGGAGGTGGTACTTCACCTTGTTCCATTAAGGTTTTAGTGTATTTGTTAATCGCGTTGTATCTCGCGAGTTCTTCCATAAGTGATTTTTCCAGTTTTTTCATAGTTAGTCTTGTAAAAGTTGTCTACCGTCTTCGGTTATGAATTTTTTATTTATTCTTTCAACTATACCATCTTTAGACCTGATTACATAGCATTCTCCTGTTTGAAGGTCACACTCTTCTCTTTCCATCCCATCTCTTGAAACGGACTTTACTTGTTTTGGATTTTCCATATAGTTATCCAATGTCTTATTTAATTTTTCGTTGTTCATGGTATTTTCTTTTATAAATATCTAAAAAACTTAAAAACTTTATTTTTTAATCCATTTTAAAGTAAACCACATCCCCATCGTACAATCCTAAATCGGACATGAGTTTTGGTGACATACCCATACCAATTGTGGTTGATTTTGGTCCAACACCAATTGGTCCTTCAACAACTATAGTTCCAACTGTTTTGTCTAATTGGTAACTTGGATTCAATGATAGAGTTTTATTTGTTTTAGGATTTTTAAAAGTTGTTTTTGCTGTTTTTATAACATCAATCGTAATGCTTCTTGATAATTGAAAATAAACATTATAGAATTTATCGTTAGAATCTTTAACATCTGACCATGTGATACCATTGGCGATATTAAACCCTTGAGCATCTTCTATTGGGTATTTTTCCCCACCCATCTTATATACAATAGTTCTTAACCACTCTTCGTTACCGTTTTTAACTTTCTGTATTAAACGGGTTTCGTTATAACCATTATATGGAACCCCAAATTGGGTAACCCCCACATCTTGAATAACTGTTTCACCTTGTACAGTTTTACCTTGTCTATCCGTAATATAAGGTACTCCTTGATATATAACATTTTCTTGAGAATCAGTTTTATTAGTTTCTCTTTGTTTTATTTTTGCAATCGCCTTGTTTTGTATTTTATCAAATAAAATCCTATAACTTGCAACAAAAGAATCTTTAGGGTCGGGTAAAGATGTATAAGGTATTCGTGTTCCTGAAAAACTTGTTGAGATACTATTACCTTTTATTTGGTGAGAAACCTCTGTAATCCAGTATGAACCCCTAAACATTGGAATGTTTTTTAAATAAAAGAACATTGTTGGTTGAATCATCACATTACCCATAGCAGTCACACCGCATTTATAGGATGCTTGTTTATAATAGTCAAATAAACTCGTATCAACATTATGAACACCAGCACCTGATGCAGACCTTGATAAGTCTTCCAATACTTGGAATGATTCTGATGTATTTTTTAGTGTGCTTTGGTCTAATGTGACTCCTTTGAATATACCTTGATTTTGGTCACCGAAACTCACCTCAAACGCAACTACCCTGTTAGATTTTGATAAATCGTTTTGTGAGAACCCTTCCAATGATGTTATCAACAATGGATTTGGAGTTTGTCCACCAATATAAAAACTGTCGTCAACAAACTTATATGCTTTACTATTGGACATATCGATTCTTTTTGATGTTTGTCCAACTAATTGTATAATAACTTTTGGTGTCGCTTCCTGATAGTCAACTTCCAAGAATGTACCAAATAAAGTCGACGCAACTTTTTTTGATGGTGTTATTTTATTCTTATTTGTCAAATTATTACCATAGAAATTTATATAAGCAGGTAACGCTCTCATATCTAATCCGGTACCTTGGATTATCATCGATATGGCATTGTATAAAGGAAGTTTAGAATTGTTTGGGTCTAATAATGGTGTAAACTTATCAATATTCAAATAAAATTTATCACCAATATCTCTATTGGCTTTATCTAAGAATAAAAATTCTTCAAGTAATAAACGTTGACCAATTGAATTACCAGCGGTCCATTTATCATTAAATGATTTAAAAGTGTTATATAATTCTAACTTTGTTTGAGTGGAGTTATATCCTCTAAACATGTCAATACTGGCGGCAGGGTTACCTGTTGCGTTACTTGTTAATCCACCTAATAAAGGTAAAAGTGTATTCAAATACAAAGCAAGTCTGGCTTCAGCACCTTTTGGAACATTTGTCCCATCTGTATTTTTAAGTATAATAGAATCTTGTAGATAAGTTAAGAACGCGGATTTAGTGTTTGTTCCTCCCTCTTTTCGATAACCACCATATATCTGAGCTAATGGTCTATGTTTTTTTATGTTATCTTCGGTTAGTTTTATATCTAATAAACTAAAGAAATTAACGTAATAACTATCAATATCTTCACCAATGTATAATTTAATATAATTAAGATTTGGTGTCGTTAAGTCTGCGGCACTGAAAGGTTGTGGTTTATAAGTCGTTAAAGAACTATAAGGTTCTACCGCTGTCAAACCATATAAAGAATTAGCATCAATTTCTTTTGGGTTAGCTAAAGTAAATTTTATTAGATTACTCGCACTTAATATATCAGTGGTAACAGACTCCGCATTTCTTTTTTGTCTTTCTTTTAACGTGTTACCAATTAATAAATCGATATTATTACTGTCATCCTCTTTCTTTTCAACAACAGATAATTTTTTTAACAAGTCTTGAAATTTAGGATAACTTACGTTCCTGAAAATTATGTAGGGTATCTCTTCATTTATTTTTTCACTAGCAAAATCAATAAAAAAACTTTCAAAATATTCAAGTATTTGAGGACTAAATGTCCCAATTAAATCTAAAGCTTTTTTATAGTTGGTTGATATTGAGTATGTGTTTCCCGTTGTTCTAAAATAATCATACGGACTCGGAAATGTTTGTCCACTAAAACTAGTTGACAAAGTATCATCTAAGTACCAAAGTGTTTTAAACGTTAATTCCTCGGCTAATGTAAATGTGTTACTATTGGATATTTGATTATTTTTGTGACCACCAAGAGACGGTAATAGCGTATAATTTTTATCCGAAGTAATATACTTTGAATTGTCCATTACTACATCCCAATAATTCATACCACTTTTTTGTGTAACTCTATGTAACAGTTTACCTGATGTACTTGTGGATGAGTACGACACATTTCCTAAAGTGGTATCATAAGTTGCATAATCATTTACGATTTGACTATATATCGCTTGATAAAAAGGTCTAATACCCGCATTTGTATAACCAGTATATGTCACACCAGATGTTGAACCTGATGATGTTGATATTTTTGGTATGATGTCAAAAGTCACATATTCATCATAGACGGCAAATACCGTTGCCCCCGTTAGTCCCGTAAGAGGAGTTTGTGAAATTGTAAAACCAGTGGCACTTGTAATATTTGTAATGTACGTATTTGGTGCTGTTTGTCCTGTACCCGCAATAACTGTAACGGTCATTCCTGTTTGTAGTCCTGTTGTACTTGGTACATTAATCGTAGTACCACTACTACTTGCGTTTGTTGATGTGTATGTTATTAGTACACCATTATTATCAAATAGGGTTTTACCTGTTAATGGTTTTGTAACATAACTTGAATTTACACAGCCATTCAAAATATCATAACCATCTATTAAATGTGTTTTATATCTATGATAGATTGAACCCCATTTTAACATCAAATGATATGGTATAAAATGTGTAGACGATATTTCTCTAAATAAAGAAGATGTTAATATTGACTGACCACCAAATGTTATTTGTTCATCTAAATCAATGAAAGGTAATGAGTTTAATAACAAATACGATGAACCAACATACTTTCCTCGTAAAGTTGATTTATTAAAATCATTAAATAATTGATTATGAAAATATGGTGTGTTTAATATTGAAGTTGTATTTCCTGAAACATTAATTGTGTTTTTAAAAAAGTCAGTGCTGTCTGCTGATGGTTTAACCCATGATTTAGATTCTATTGGTGAACATATAAAACCTTGAGAACTGTTAACTTTTAAAATACCATTAAATTTAAAATTATCTCTTGTGAAATTTGTTTTACCCAAATAATTCAAATATGTTGTTGAATTGAATGGGTATATGTCTGTCCTATATGTTTCAGGTTCGTAATTAATTAAAATTTTATTTAAATCATCTTCTTTTAAATCACCAGTAGGGTTAGTTGCCGTCTCGTCATATTTTTCAAATTTAAATGGTTCGTCAATGACTGAAGATATATAGTTAGTTGTTGGTAAATGGTCTTTAAAATAATTGAATCTTTCAAATGGCGATAACCCAGGTAGGTATCCATCATAAACTGTGGTCGTCTTAACTGTCCCGTCTTCATTTTTTTGAATAACACCGTTTTCTCTTAATTCTGTTTTTGTAACAGGAGCGATTAATTGATTTTTATTGGTTATTTTTTTAGCTAACTCAATAATGTCGTTATCATCTTTTATTAATTCTTGAATATTTTTAAATTCTTCATTAGCTAATTGTCTAATCATTTGGTCATTAAAAGAATCAAACAATGTTGAATAAAGAGCTCTTTCGTACAGTTCGTATACAAATCCTGCGTAACTTTTATCAATAAATGGTATAGATTCATTTATAACGTCAATACCTGATAAGTCTTCAATTTTTTGATTCTCGGTATTTGAATCAAAAACATAATTCACATCATTTCTTGTAGGTTCGTTGTTTACGTTAGTTTCTACTCTGTTGGTTACAATTTTAATGTACTCTTCAATAAAATCAACTTCAGGCCAAAGTGTTTTGTCATAAGATTTTAATTTATGGACTAACTCTTCATCACCGGGATATGCTATTACGTTTTGTTTACCACCACCCTGAGGTTTTTTTACTTCAGGCCATGGATATATATTCTCACCTTTCGATTCTTTTGATAAATTCGTTAATGTCTTTTTTCTATTATTGGCAGATTCAAAAGCTTTGTTATGGACATCTTTCATTAATCTAATAAAAACCTCAGCATTCGCCAATAAAACCGCAAACATATTTCTTACGGTTGGTTCAAATCCAAATCCATATTCTTTACTTTTAATGACCTTGTTCATTTCTGATTCAACGTCATCTTCAACTTTTTTTCTTTGTTCCTCAAATGATTTTCTAATTTGAAAAATATCTTCAAAAATTCCATCAATATGTACAACTACTTTTTTATCATTAAGAACTTTATAATATGAACTTACGTTTTTAACATTTCTTATTGAAATTCTTTTGAAGTCCCCACTTGTTTGATTTAATAATTCTTGGGTTAAAAGTTTGGTTTTACCCATA